TCAGGTACTTTCACAATTCAGTTTCCAGCGCCAACATCAACAGCAGCGATACTAAGAATATCGGGCTAGTAGGAGGTAGGCTCCTATGGCAAATAAAACTTATACGGTTACCGTAGCAAGTGGTGATCTCTATGGAGGTGGCACAGGTAATGTATTTTATTTAGATGGAGCTAGGAATGCAACAGGACCAGGCACGATTGACTGGGTTGCAGGTGCTACTTTGCGTTTTGAACAAAGTGCAGGTTCTAATAATAATCATCCTTTAATTTTTTCTACTACTACTAGTAAAGATCAGTATTTAACTTCTGGTGTAACTTACTATTTAGATGGAGCTGTTACTTATTCCCAATACACAAACACAACTACTTTTAATGCAGCCACTACTCGTTACGTAGAAATTACTCCTTCGTCTTTTACAGATTTTTATTATTTATGTTATGTGCACGGTATTGGTATGGGTGGTATCATGGATATGGTTATTAGTTCATGGGGAGCTCACCCATATAATCAAGGTGCTTGGAATCAAAACCAAGATTTAACTGTTTTTGTTTCTAACCCTAATGATAGTTTATGGGGTGATTCTACGTGGGGCAGTTCTTTCTGGGGTGGTGGTCAAAATATGGATATGTCACTTAATAATGACGGTGTTGTTGTTACAGGTGAAGTAAATGTAGGTTGGGGTTCTGATACTTGGGGAACAGAAACTTGGGGAGAATCAGGTAATGTACATCAAGTAACTGGTCTTGCTATGACTGCTGCAGAAGGCTCTAGTGGTATTTCTATAAATGGAGATTCAAGTTTAATAGCTACAGGAAATTCAGCTACAATAACTACAGGTACAGTAGATGCATTCTCTTCATTTGTTGCAGAACCAACTGGTTTACCAATGGTTGCTCAAGTAAACTTTAATCCAGCTTTTGCACAACCAGGTGGAATATCTATGTCCGTTAATTTAGGAACGGTTGTCGCTGATAACATTACTATCGCAGAAGTATCTGCTAAATCCGCTACAACGTGGGGTAATTCTAGTTGGGGATTTGGAGTTTATGGTAATCAACCAGTAAACACTCTTGTAATGGCAATGTCTGAAAATTTCTCAGGTGTTGACCCTGCACCAGATGCAACACTTACTGGTCAAGCAATGGCTATGTTCTTGTCTAACGTAGAAGTTCATGGAGACGCTAATACTTCAGCGGGAGATACTACAATGTCGTGGGGTGATGCTACTTGGGGTAATTCAAGATGGGGTAATGGTATCTTTAATGCGGACCCTAATTATGGTCAAACAATGACCATGACATTAGGTCAAGAGACTGTTGATTTAAATACACCAATAGATGTAACTGGAATTGCTTTAACTGCAAATTTAGGAACGGTTACAACTACTCAAGAAACTAAGGTATTTCCTTCAGGAAATGCCTTGACTTTTGCATTAGGGACAGCTACAAATGTATTGATTTGGAATGAAGTCGATACTGGCACAGCACCAGTTGATCCTCCAGGATGGCAAGAAGTCAATACAAACGCTGCATAATTATAGTTTGACACTATAACAAAATTTTAATAAATTAAGTAAATCGGAGTATAAAAATATGGCAAACTCAACATCAACAAGTTTAAAACTTACAGTTCAAGCTACTGGAGAAAATTCAGGAACTTGGGGACAAATTACAAACACAAACTTATTAATTCTAGAACAAGCAATCGGTGGTTATCAAACAGTCGGTATTACATCTGGTGCAACTTTAACTTTTACAAATGGTGCAATATCTAATGGTAAAAATAAAGTATTAAAATTAATTGGTACAATTGGTGGAGCAGTTAACGTTGTTGTTCCAGACTCGGTTGAAAAAACTTACATTATTGATAATGCTACTTCAGGTTCTCACACTGTAACTGTTAAAACTACTTCAGGAACTGGAGTAACTTGGGCAGCAACAGACAAAGGAACTAAAGCAGTTTACTCTGATGGTACTAATGTTGTTGATACAGCTTTTACAGAATTATCTTCAGATTACTCACCACAGCTTTCAGCTAATTTAGATACAAATGCACAAAATATTATTATTGATAATACTAAAGGCATTATAGATGAAAATTCTAATGAGCAAATTAAATTTACAACAACTGGATCAGCTGTTAATGAATTTACAATAGCAAACGCAGGAACAGGTAATGCACCATCACTATCTGCAACAGGCGGTGACGCTAGTATAGATTTAAATATTACGCCAAAAGGAAATGGAAGAGCAACTTTCAATGGTCAAGGTAAAATTCAAAGTGTTGCTGAAAAAGTTACAAATGCTGCAGTTGCAGCTACTGGTACAGTTGCTTACGATGTTCTTACACAAGCAGTTTTAAACTACACAACTAATGCTGCAGCTAACTGGACTTTAAATGTCAGAGGTGATGGTTCTACTTCATTAGACTCAATCATGGATACAGGTGAATCAGTAACAGTTGCCCACATTGTCAAACAAGGTGGAACAGCTTATTATAATTCAGCATTTCAAATTGATGGGTCAAGTGTTACTCCAGAATGGTCGGGCGGAGCAGCTCCCTCAGCAGGTAATATTAACTCATTAGATGTTTATACATATACAATTATTAAAACTGGTTCATCTACATTTACAGTGTTAGCTGCATTAACACAGTTTGCGTAAAACTTAGGAGGAGAAAGAATATGCCAATAATCGGTTCTAGAGGAGCAGGATCAGCAGGAGCTTTCGGCGGAGTCGGAGGCGGAGCTAAAATTAATGATCCAGTTTCTTTTCACTATTTAGTAATAGGAGGCGGCGGCGGTGGAGCCGGTGGCCCTCCAGGAACTTCTGATAACTCCGGTGGTGGAGGAGCAGGGGGATTTACAACAAGTTTTCCATCAGGTTCTACAATTGAATTAGACGGCGGTGGAGCTTACACAATGACAGTAGGTACAGGTGGACCTGAAAGTCCATCAGGACCAACTTCTAAAGGAAACGATTCAGTATTTAACGCAACAGGATGTGCTCCTGTAAAAGTAACGACCGAAGGTGGTGGCGGTGGACAACCGTACACATCTTCTCCTACAGCAGGTAATTCTGGAGGTTCAGGCGGAGGCGGCGGAGGCGGAGACCCTGCAAGCTCAGTAAACCCAGGAGGATCTGCGACAGGTGTAGGTACTGGTAATCCCGGAGGCCGTGGAAATAATGATGGCGCTGGAAACGGCGGCGGAGGCGGCGGCGGTGGAGCTGGTGCAAATGGCGGTGATGGAGGAAATCCAGGACCCCCAAACAGTCCATCTATAAATAATAATGGTTACGGTGGAAACGGTTTAGCAAATTCAATTACAGGTGGAGCTGTAACTTACGCTGGAGGCGGCGGAGGCGGCGCTAATGGTGGTAATCCTAATAATCCTTTTCAAGGAGGATCAGGTGGAGGTGGAAACGGTGTAACCGATGCTCAAGCGGGAACAGATGGATTAGGAGCCGGCGGCGGTGCGGGCGGTAGACCAGGTGGATCCGGTAAAATTATATTAAGAGCTCCTGCCTGTGCTGTATTTACTGTAACTCCCGGTTGTAATACTATTTCAAGTATTGGTCCCGGAGATCAAATAGCAACATTTAACGTAACGGGGACATTAACAATATAATGGCTAACTTTGCAGAAATAAAATTAGAACATCCTATGAATCACGAAGAAGGTGTAACTAAATGGGTTGTAAAAAGAGTTATTAAAGTAGGAGAAGATGAAGTTCCTTCTGATATGGCTGTTGAAGGTGAAGAATATTGTATATCTTTATTTGGTGGTACTTGGAAACAAACTTCTTGGAGTGGATCATTTAGAGGACAATTTGCAGGAATAAATCAAATTTATGATCCCGATAAAGATTTATTTTATCATAGAAAACCATATCCTTCTTGGATTTTAAATGAAACTACAATGGAGTGGGAAGCACCCTCAGGAGCTCCTGATGAAAGTATAAAATATGAAAACTATACTTATGATAAAGTAATTGTTGATACAGAAACTCAAGAAGAAACAACTCAATCAATTACAGAAGATTTAAAATATTTATATTCTTGGGATGAATCAGTACAAAAATTTAAAGCTGTCCTAGATAAACCAGGTAGTTCCGTTGAATATTATTATTGGAACTCTGAAACACAAGCTTGGGATCCAATCGCATAACTCGTAATTGACTTTATTAGTATAAAGCTCTATAACATCTATCATATAAAGGATTAAAGATGTTAGTATTAAAAAATTATTATTGGTTTTTCAAAGGCGCATTACCTCCAAGAAAATGTGAAGAAATTAAAAAAGCAGCGGAACAACATAAAAAAAATGTTGCAATAACAGGGGCTTTCAAAAATCAAACTAAACTCAGTAAAACAGCTTTAAAACAATTACATAAAAAAAGAAAATCAAATGTCGCTTGGATGAATGACCCTTGGTTATATAATTTAATATTACCTTACATAAAAAATGCAAATGAAAATGCGGGTTGGAATTTTGAATTTAGTTGGTCTGAATCTTTTCAGTTCACTGAATATAAAAAAGGACAATATTATGGTTGGCATCAAGATCAAAATGAAGCAACATATGACTCTCCAGACCCTAACTTTCATGGTAAAACAAGAAAAGTTTCAGCTATCATACAATTAACAGATCCTAAAAAATATAAAGGTGGGGACATAGAATTTGATTTTAGAAATTCAGATCCTGAATTAAATAAAAAAAAAACGTGTAGTTTTATAGCTTGTGATAAAGGATTAAAGCAACAAGGAACTATTCTCGTTTTTCCTTCTTTTCTATGGCACAGAGTTAAAGAAGTAACTAGCGGAACTAGACATTCATTAGTTGTTTGGAATATAGGATGGCCTTTTAAATGATTAAATTAAATAAAGAAGATCACTTTAGTTCACCAGTATGGTACACAGAAGCTCCTGAATTTGTAAAAGATTTAAATAAATCTGCAGACCCACACATAAAAAAATCAAAAGAAAATGCTAAAATTAAAATAAAACAGAGATCTAAAATTATAAAAAACAAAACAGATATGGGGATAGTGTATCATTCTACACCTTTAACTTTTGATAAAAACTTTTATAATTTTGCAAAATTTATTGGAACTACTTGTAAAGATTTATTAATTCAAATGGGTTATGATTTAACCTTACATCAAGTTTTTATGACAGAAATGTGGGTTCAAGAATTTCCTAAAGCTGGAGGAGGACACCACGAAATACATACTCATTGGAATGGACATATATCTGGTTTTTATTTTTTAAAAGCATCTGATAAAACTTCTATGCCTATATTTCATGATCCAAGACCCGGGCATTTGATGAATGGTCTGCCTCTGAAAGATGAAGCAAAAATTACTTGTGCTAGTCCAAAAGTTTTTTATCCAGCCAAACCTGGAAGATTGATGTTTTTTCCTTCTTATTTACCTCATAGTTATAATGTGGATTTTGGGGTTGAACCATTTAGATTTATACATTTTAATTGTCAGGCTGTTTCTAAAGGGGCACTTAATGCACTTCAATAAACAAGGTTACGTTGTTTTAAAAAACGCTATTGATAAAAAGTTAGCTTTATTTTTGTATGACTATTTACTTTTAAAAAGAAAAGTTGCTACTCATTTATTTAAAAAAAATTATTTTTCTCCCTACGACAATATTTTAGGTTCACTATCTGATACCCAAGTTCCTGAAACTTATTGTAGCTATTCTGATATAGCTATGGAAAATCTTTTAATAAATTTAAAACCTTTAATGGAAAAAATTGTAAAATTTAAACTTGTACCAACTTATTCATACACAAGAGCATATAAAAAAGGTGATATATTGAAAAGACATAAAGATAGACCCAGTTGTGAAATATCTACAACTTTAAATCTTGGCGGAGATCCTTGGCCTATATTTATCGATGGCACAGGGTCTAACAACGTTATAGATGAGTATAAAAACATACATAAACCCAATGCACCTAAAGGCACAAAAATAACTTTAAAACCTGGGGACATGTTAATTTATAAAGGATGTGACTTAGAACATTGGAGAGAAGCTTTTAAGGGTAAAGATTGTGTACAAACTTTTTTACATTATAATAGAGCTTCAAAACCAAATAACAATAAATTTGATGGAAGATCCTTTTTAGGTTTACCTTCCTATTTTAATAGTGCGCCTAAATAAATTAACATCACCAATATTAAAAAGTAAATTTAAATATCATCGAGATATAAAAAATAAATTGCTTAAAATAATTAACAAAGCTGCTTTTCCTTTAGATCAATCAGAAAACAATACTTATTTAAAAAATGGGCACAATCATAGTTTTTATAAACATGACTGGAATAATTCTTTAAACACAAACAGACCTTGGTATAATTTAGCAGGTAAAAAAATAGTAAATCAATTAACAGGCATGTTAAAAAAATGTAATTACGATAATGCCATTGTCCATGAAATATGGTTTCAACAATATAAACAACACAACTTTCATGGTTGGCATTTACATGGAAGAAATTTTACTGGAGTATATTATTTACAATTTTCTAAAGATTTAAAACAAAAAGGAACAGAGTTTATTGATACTGGTAATCCTAAAAACAAATTTATATTAGATGTCAAAGAGGGGGATATGATAATATTTCCTTCAAATGTATGGCACAGAAGTCCTCAAATAAAATCAGATTCAACAAAAACTATTATTTCATATAATATAGAAGGTATTATTGATGAAACTGTATAAAAATATTCTTACAAAACAAGAACAAAAAGATCTTTTAAAATTTGTTAAATCTGAAGTAAAAGTTTTAGGTGATTCCTTTCCAGGTTTACAGACAGAATCAAATTTACATTATCATCCAAAACTATATCCTCTTTTAAAAAAAATAAAAAAATACTATAAAAACTATAAAATAATAAAATGCTGGGCTTTAAATACTACAGGTAATTTTATTTGTTGGCATCAACATAAGGTAGATTTAAGTATGGTGTATTATTTAAAAAACAAATCTAGAATAGGAACAATGTTTCAAAAAGAAAACAAAATTTTAGTTACTGAGTGTGAAGAAAATTCATTATTTGTTTTTGATGGTAAAGAAATACATTCACCTCCATGTCATTTACCTGAAGAAAGATACGTTATAACTTTTGATTTAATAAATGAGTAAATTTGAAAATATGTTAACAGATATAAATTATCCTAGTGTTGAACAAAGAAAAAAAGAATTATGGAATATTGAAGGTATAATTAAAAACAAATCTAATCAAAAATTTAAATTTGATACAAGACCCATTTTAAAATTAAAAGATGGTCAAGTAGGTAAAAAAGGTTCTTTTTTTACAAAAGCAGAAAAAGTTGTGTTTGAATATAAAAATGAATGGGTTATAGTAGACATAGAAGAATTACATACATATATTAAAGAAAATAAAAAAACAATTCTTGAAATTAAAGAAATACTAAACAATTTAGATTGGAATATAATATTAAAAAAATGATTAAAGATAATTTTTTACATCCAGATTTTTTTAAAAGTATTCAAGGTCATGTCTTAGGTTGTGATTTTCCTTGGTTCTTAGATAAAGTTTTAAGTAATAAAACCCATAAACAAATGTGTCATTTTTTATACAGTGAAAATAAACCCAATAGCAATTATTTTAACGAATTACTACCTATATTAAATGCTCTTAAATGTAGAAGTTTAGTAAGAATGAAATTTAATTTAACATTTAAAACAGAAAAAATAATAGAACACGGGTTTCATGTAGATGAAATAGGTCAACATGAAAATATAAAAACAAGTATATTATACATGAATACTAATAATGGTTATACAACATTTAAAACAGGTAAAAAATTTGAGAGTAAAGAAAACAGATTAGTAACTTTTGAGGGACATAAAAGTCACACAGGAACTACTAATTCTTGCGAGCAACCTTACAGATGTGTATTAAATATAAATTATTATTAAAATGAATATATTATCAATTTGGGCTTCACACGATGGATGTGCAACATATATTAAAGACAATAAAGTTATATGGCATACACAACTAGATAGATATAATAGATTTAAACATTACCCTTTAGCGAGTAGAGCTTTAATAAAAGAATTTGAAAAAATAAAAATAGATTTAATTATTATATCTTGTGCTAATAATAATAAAAGAAATGAATGGTATGAATTTATTACTAAAAGTAAAAAATTAAAAAAAATAAAATTATTTGAATATGGTCATAAACATCACCATTTATTTCATGCTTATTGTGGATTAACTTGGAATCAAAATATAGGTCCTATTTTAGTATGTGATGGTAATGGAACTTTTTATGAAAAAGGAATTGAAAATGAAAGTTTATATTTTTTTGATAAACATTTAAAAACAGAGTCTAATAAAATTGGTGCACGTTATGAAGAATTTACATTTAGATATTTTGGTCATGGACTAGACTGTGGAAAAACTATGGCCTGGAGTTTACATGATGAAAGACCTAAAAAAATACAAAATAATTTTGAAAATGATATGGATAACCTTATAGAAAAATGGGAAATTAAAGATGCCGTACATTTAACAGGAGGATGTGCACAAAATGTTTTATATAACTCTAAACTATTATCTAAATTTAAAAATGTATTTTGCGATCCTTTTAATGGTGATTTTGGTTTAAGTTTAGGAGCAGCTAATTATTATTTAAAAAATAAAATAATTAATAACGAAATATATTTAGGTATACCGCAAGAAATAGATTCAAGTATTTTTTCTAAATATGACATTATAGATACGACCCCAGATAAAGTAGCAGAAATATTAATAACAGAACCTGTTGCAATATTTCAATCTAGAAGTGAACAAGGTCAAAGGGGACTTGGAAATAGATCATTGTTGATGAGTCCAGTACATAAAGATTCTTATAATAAATTAAATAAAATAAAAAAACGGGAATGGTTTAGACCTTTTGCATGTTCTGTATTAGAAGAAAAAGCTAAAGAATGGTTTAAAATGCCAATAGAAAAATCACCACATATGATGTACGTTTTTAAAATAAAAAAACAAAAGATTTTAACAACAGGTTTATCTAAAAACAATGATTCTAGAATACAAACTGTAAGCGAAAAAGACAACTTGCATTTTTATAATTTGATAAAAGCTTTTGATAAATTAGTAAATGTTCCAATATTAATTAATACTAGTTTAAATTTACCTGGAGAGGTTTTGGTAGAAACTATGCAAGATTTAAAAGAATTCTTTGATAGTAGTGAATTAAATTATATTTACCTACCTGAAATTGGAAAAATCATCAAAAAATAATACTACCAAAATTAAGAAAACCCTATATATTTAATATTATGGCTCTTAAAAAAGTAGATTTCGCAGCAGGTTTTAATAAACAAAGCGTACCTTCAGCTCTCCCTGGACAATGGGTAGACGGAGACTTTGTACGTTTTAGATATACTGCACCTGAAAAAATAGGTGGATGGTCTCAACTTACACAAGCTAATGAAACAGTTCCTGGTGCAGCTAGAGCTCAATTAGCATTTACAAGTTTACAGGGAGAACGATATACAGCTATCGGAACTTCCCAAGGTCTATTCTTATATTATGGTGAAGCTTTTTACGATATTACTCCTTTAGATACTGCAATTACAGGAGCAACATTTGATACTTTTTCTAGTCAAAACAATGTTACTGTAAACAAAACTTCTCACGGTTTACAAGTTGGAAGATACGTAACATTTACAACAGTTACTCCTCCGACAGGATACTCCGCAACAGATTTTACAGAAGGTGCTTTTGAAATTTTAACTGTTCCTAATGACAATACTTTTACAATTCAAATGAGAGTTAATGCAAGTGGTGCAGCATCTGCATCAGGTGCAGCATCTATTAATCCTTATGTTGAAGTAGGTCCTACTTTTCAAACGTTAGGTTATGGTTGGAGCACTTACTTATGGGGTAATTCAACATGGGGCACTGAACGAGGAACTAGTAATGTAATTCTAGATCCTGGTAACTGGTCTTTAGATAATTTTGGAGAAGTATTAGTTGCAACTATTTTTAATGGTAAAACATTTACATGGAATGCAGGAGCATCTAATCCAAGAGTAGTTAGAGCTTCTTTATCAACCGCTGGTTTTTCTACTGCTGCTAATCCAACAGCTAGTCGATTTACATTAGTCTCAGATAGAGATAGACATTTATTTCATTTTGGAACAGAAACAACTATAGGAAATACTGCTACTCAAGATCCTATGTTTGTAAGATTCTCGGATCAAGAAAATTTAAATGATTATTTACCTACAGCTACTAATACCGCTGGAACATTTAGATTAGACACAGGCAATAAAATTAACGCTGCTCTTCAAGGTAAAGATTATGTTTTTGTACTAACGGATCTTGCAGCTTATGTTATTCAATTTGTTGGCCCACCATTTACTTTTTCTGTAAGACAAGTTGGTACTAACTGTGGATGCATTGCTCAACACGCAGCTACTTATGTTAATGGTGCTGTGTATTGGATGTCAGGAGAAGGTGGATTTTTTATGTATGACGGTACAGTAAAAGCTCTTCCATGTTTAGTTGAAGATTTTGTTTTTACCACTCAAAACGGAAATTTAGGAATTAATTATGATTCTGCCGACACAATTTATTCTGCTCCGAATAGTTTATACACAGAGGTAAACTGGTTTTACCCTAAATCAGGATCAGAACAAGTAGACAGATGTGTGACGTATAACTTTCAAGAAAACTGTTGGACTACTTCTTCTTTAGCAAGAACGACTTATCAAGATCAAGGTGTGTTTACTTTACCATACGCAACAGAATACAATGCAACAACAACTCCAGTATTCTCAGAGATTTCTGGAATTACTAACAAGTACGGAGCATCTATTTATTATGCTCACGAGATAGGAACAGATCAGGTTAATAGTTCAGGTACAACTTCTATTGATGCATTTATAAGATCAGGAGACTTTGATATTGAAGATGGAGAATTATTTATGTCTATGAGAAGATTTATGCCAGACTATAAATTTTTAGTAGGTAACTCTAAAGTAACTTTATTTATTTCTGATTATCCTTCAGATCTTCAATCTGGTTCACCACTCGGACCCTTTACAATAACAAGCACTACTGATAAAGTAGACACTAGAGCGAGAGGAAGATTACTATCTTTAAAAATAGAAAATGACGCTGCAGGTGAAACTTGGCGTTATGGTAGTTTTAGAATGGATGCACAACCAGACGGGAGAAGATAATGACAAAAAGATTAAATATTAAAAAAGCAATTAAAAAACCAGGTTCTTTAAGAAAGGCTTTAAATATTAAAAAAGGTGAAAAAATTCCTTTAGATAAATTAAACAAAGCAGCTAAAGCAAAAGGTAAATTAGGTCAACGAGCTCGTTTTGCCAAAACATTAAGAAAAATAAATAGAGCGTAATGGCTAAATTAAGTAATTATATACCTGAACCTAAACAAGAATATGATGTAGAAAACCAACGTCAAATTATTGAGTCTATGACTACTATGAAACAACAACTTAATTTTTCTTTTCAAGAAGATTT